GTGCAACTGTTGGAGATGGTAACACTAGCTTTGGTGGTTATGGCTTCTCAGGAGCCTATCTAGACATTTCCGTTGGTGGAGTTCCTGTAGTTAGTCAATCTAATAGGAGCTATGATTTTGGAGGTAGCACTGGTAGCAATACTATTGTTACTAACGCATACTTTCCAAGAACTGGTCGAGATTTTTCGGGGTCTGTAAATCTTTCTCCTGGAAGCCATCTTGTAACAGGAACTTTTTACACTACTGGTAACGTTGGAACCGCAACCGTTTCGTTTTTTGTAAATGTTCCTTCTCCTGGACCCTTTTTCCCACCCTTTTTCCCACCCTTTTTCCCTCCATACTTTCCATACTTCCCATTCTTCCCATTTTTCCCAACCTTTACTCCAGCTCCAATCTGGAACTCTGGATCGCCACCAAGTAGTGATGATGCTAGAGAGCTAGAGTCAAAGAGCATAAGCCTATCGGCTAGCAATACTACAAGCTATTCAATCACATCTGGAACTTTGCCATCTGGCCTTACCATCAACTCTTCTGCTGGAACTATATCTGGTACACCAAGCAGAAATAGTCGTGGGACCTATAATGTGGTAATAACGGCTACTGGTCCTGGTGGAACAGCTACGACAAACCTAAACATAGTAGTTTATGGAGCTAACGGGGTTATTGAAATATATGATACATCAACCTCTCAGTGGAAAGAGGGAATCGTTCACGTGTATAATTCCAGCACTTCTACCTGGCAAGAGGCCTTAGTTTATATTTATGACTCCGTTACGTCTTCTTGGATTATAAGTAAAAACGAAAATTAAAAAGACTAACGGTATGTCTTAATTATGATAAACTATACTTGGAGAAATTATGACAAACCCATCTAACTTATATGCAGAGAAGATTTTTAGCGAGCATCCTATTGCGATGTGGGCGTTAGACGATCAGGCTGACTACGTATCTTTGATATCGAATGCAAAAAGAGATGTCTATAGGTCTTCTCCAGACTCTAATGCTTGGACAATTTCCAATGGTACAAAAGAACAAAACCTAACCATACTGAATGAGCCATTACCAACTACCTCAACCACTACCGTAAAAGCTGTAATTGGGTTAGAACGAACTAATCAAATAACATTAACCAGCTCTGGAATCATTAGCCCAGCTTTAATGAATGCTGGCCTAGAAACCTTTTCTATTAGTGCCTACCTATTCGCTGCAAACCCATTTGTGCTTTCTTATGAAATTGGATATACCCATGATGGACTGACCAATCCAGTTCTCAGAAAGTTTGACTCTCAGATTAGTAATAGATGGAGCTTAATCTCAGAAACTTTTAGTATCCCACAAACCACAAATCCTATAAAAATAGTAATAAGGATTAATCATGTTAATAACGGTGGAGATCCTAATGAGTATCAGTTTTATGTTAATGGAATAACTTTTGCACAATGGTCGGAAGAGTTTTTGGCTACATCCCCTGGAGTTTTTGGACAAGCTTTGCCAGTAGATGTTCCATTCTCTTATTCAGCCATAGAGGCAAAGTCTTATGGTTTGCAAGATTTAGATGGCTACTACTTTATTAATAACAATAAAATGCTTGCTAAAAATTCTGGGGTACCAATGGTATACGGATCATCAAATGTTACAAGAGTTATTAATAATCTTGATAACGGTGTTCTTCGTCCATCTCTAATTATTCCTGGACAAGGATTCTTAAACGAAGCTGGAAGATATAGAGAATATACTGCAGAGATGTGGGCAAGAATTGACTATAACGATGTAGTGCCTAGTAAAATATTTGGTCCTATTGGCTCGACAGATGGAATCTATGCCTCTGGCCCATTTATCGTAATCTCAGTGGGCGGAGTGACTGGTGCCCATCCAGTCGGAGAATGGGGAAGGCCTATGCTCCTAGACTTTAAGGTTTCAGAAAACACCGCATCCTTGCTGATTAATGGAGAACAGGCTATATCAATTTCCTATTCAACAGAAGCTGTTAGTCTAGCAGAACAGACAGTCTTGCTTGGTGGAGTAGAGAAAAATAATGACTGGCTTGGATTCTATGCTCCAATTTCTGGATTCCTAGATGTCGACTGTGTTGCAATATACCCATACCTTGTTCCAGCTATTGTGGCTAAAAGACGATTTGCGTATGGTCAAGCTGTAGAGTTTCCAGAAAATGCAAACAGTGCCTATGGAGGAACCTCTGTTCTAGTTGACTATGCCTTTGCTGATTACACCAGCAACTACTCTTATCCAGATATTGGAAGATGGGGACAGGCAATTGTTGAAAATTTAAACGTAGAGGAAGATTCTTTATCGGTCCCAGAATACTCTCTCCCCAATGTTGTCTTTGAAGACGGAACAACGACTACTGAGTGGGCAGCAGAGTTGGGTCAAGATTATATCGATAGCACTCCAGTCGGGATTGATCTTCCAGAACACCCAGAATATTTTAGCTTTTTAGAAAAAAATGCTTATATAGCATTTGAAAATTTAAACATTTTGAAACAAGATCTAAAAGCTATCTTTGGAGTATTTGAGGTTTTGGAACTGCAAGAAGAAAAGCAAATACTTTTTAAAATACAAGATAATACTAACTCAAACTTCTTAGAAGTATCTATAGAAGATGACACATTGGCATATAGGCTATTCATTGATGGTCAAACGACACAAATATACTCTCGGCCAACTGTTTTAGAGAATAGACACGTTGTTGCTGGAATAAGCCTTGACAAATTCTCTGCAAGCTTTGGAGACCTTACGTCAGCATTTTTTAGCAACAAGAATAGACTATCCCTATTTATTGGTGGAGATAAAAGCTTTAGCAGCACTTTCTTTGGAAAAATAAACAGTTTTAATTTTTGTTCTAAGTATAACTTAGATAAAATATCAGAGCTTTTTGATTCTAATGGTCTAATGACCTATTACGACTACGAAGACTTTTTTGAACAGTACCCAGAAGAAATCGCATATGATGCGGGTGACGAGCTTTTTGAGAATGACCCAGATTATGAAGAAGTCCTGGAAGGCCCAGCCCCAGATGCTTACTCTTTAATAAGCATTGATTTTATAAAAGAGTTTAAGGCAAGCTATACCTTAGTGCCAAAAATGTCGAACAGCTCTATGCAAATGACCATCTCTGTTGACGGATACTGGGAAGACTATTTGCCACTAACATACTTTGCCCAATATGTTTCAGATGCCTTTAATAAAAAGTATTATGACTTAGACTTTATTCAGTTTAATATTGACTATCCAGCAATTCAAAGCTTTTCTGGAAAGACCAGAAACACTGAACGAAACTTCGTAAGGTCATACGTTTCTTTTCAGTATCTGAAAAGCCAACCATCAGCTAAAGATTCTTATTTTTCAAAAGTCCCAGTTCCTGAAAATGGGGTAGTTTCTCCAGGCTCAGAATGGCTTACGACTAAATATGAGGTGGTAAATGGAACCATAATCTATCCACCCAAAGGCATTAGGGTATCTGATGTTTCTATAGTTACTCATTTAGAGTGGGCAATTCCAGATTCGTTAAACAATCCTTTAGTTGTTAAAAAATTGCAGTATGCATCACAAGCATTTAATGAAAGAACTTCAAACCCAGTCGGAACCAGGTTTGGGGCTGACATCTTCCCATACTTAAAGTACGGATCTTATTTTGACTACAAGTCAAGGAATCCATTTAGAATCTATAAAGGAAGCACTCCATACCTATATCTAACTCAGGATAGCGGAATTCAAAAAGTAGGAGACTATGACGCTCTGGCAAATCGTGGTTTGTCAATCCCAATTAATCAAAACTTGGCACAAAACTATAGGGTTATTGCATTGCAGGCTTTTATTCGGTATGGCCAGGAAAGGTTTCCCACAACCCCAGAACAGATATTTGAAATAGAAAGCAAAGACACATACATAAAGTTCTTTATTGTTGCAAATGATAGTTCTGGCCAAAGAGCTAGAATTTATGGAATTAACGCAAAAACTGGAAGGTTTGAAAATGGAATTGCCTTTTATTGGAATGGTAAGATTGTTAGAGAGCCAGTAATTACGCTAAGTGACTGGGGGGTACTTGGAATATCTTTCCCAAGGATTTTGGACTTTGACTCATATGTTGGTGGCTTTAGGGTAACTGGTCCAGTACTAATAAATAACGTCTCTCAGTATCAGTCTACAAATCTTCAGGAGATACAGAGACAGACGCTTAGATCTTGGTTTACAGCTAAATACGACAATCCAGACACCTATGACTGGGATTTTTGGAACGAAGACTATACATGGAACGGTGTTCTGGTTTTCTCCTCGTCAACATATTTTGGAGTTAACCCATCTGACATATACAAGACCTATACTGGAACAAATAAGATTATTATTGATGATGATAGGCCTTTGCGTATTACAAATTATGAATACAACAACTATCAGGGTGTAACTTGGCAAAATCGGGTCATAACTGCTGTATAGTATGGTATACTGGTGGTTATGGAAGACAAATTTGCAGAAGCTATTGGTAAAGCTAAGGTAACTCTCGTAGAACAAACTGGATACTCCTGGGGAGTATATGTTTGGAAAAAGTCTAATGGTAAGTGGTTTACTGATGGAAATGGCAATATATTAAACGTACCAGCTAATAAGGGTGACGAAAATCAGATTGCAAAACTAAAACAGGCAGCAGCCTACCATGGTGAGCCAGATGGTTCTCCAGTGTTTTTTCCAGGCACCGCAAGGATTAGCGACGAAGAGTACAGCGAGCAGATCGATCGAATGAAGCAGGGACTTATCCCATCGCTAAACGATATTGGTGCTGTAATGGCAGCCAAAAAGACCTTAGAACTTTATGGAGATGAGTAACAATGTCAGATGAATATCAGTACCCAATTCAGATTTTTGCTCCAGAGCCAGAGCAAGAAGAGAACGTGTTTAAGAAGCAAGACCCATTTGCTAAAAAGTGGGAAGACCTAAAGGGGCTTTCTGGTCTAGAGAAAAATTTTAAGAGACGTTCTGACAGGATTGCCAAGTCATATGACAGCCTGCAGTTTACTGGGATAGACACATCTAGACAGGGTTACCAAGATAGTGCATTGTCCAATAGCACTGGAGTTAATGGTGCAGGTTCTAAAGAGATTAATCCAGGAACTGTATTCCACAATGGCTACGGAATGTTCGATGTAATTACGCCACCATGGAACCTATACGAGCTTGCAAACTATTACGACACCTCATTTGCTAACCATGCCGCAATTGATGCCAAGGTAGAAAACATTGTTGGCCTTGGCTATGACTTCCATGTTTCGAAAAGAACTTTGATGCAGCTTGAATCGTCTGACAATAGCTCTGCAGTTGAAAAGGCAAGAAAGCGTATTGAGAGAGCTAAGGTGGAGCTTCGTGAATGGCTAGAAGGCCTAAACAGCGATGACTCGTTTACCAATGTAATGACAAAATTTTATACAGATGTTCAGGCTACTGGAAATGGGTATCTAGAAATCGGAAGAACTGTTGCTGGAGAGATTGGCTACATCGGACACATTCCAGCCACAACTATGCGTGTACGCAGATTGCGTGACGGATATGTTCAGATCATTGGACAAAAGGTTGTTTACTTTAGAAATTTTGGGGCAAAGAATCCAAACCCAATTACTGGAGATCCAAGACCTAATGAGATTATTCACTACAAAGAGTACTCACCTTTAAATACTTTTTATGGAGTACCAGACATTATGTCTGCTATCTCTTCTTTGCACGGAGACCAGCTAGCCTCCCAATACAACATTGACTATTTTGGAAACAAGGGTGTCCCAAGATACATCGTAACTCTAAAGGGTGCAAAGCTGTCTTCTGATGCAGAGGATAAAATGTTTAGATTCCTTCAGACAAGTCTTAAGGGGCAGTCCCACAGAACTCTATATATCCCTCTGCCAGCCGACACAGATAACAACAAGGTAGAGTTTAAGATGGAGCCAATTGAGGCTGGGGTTCAGGAGGCATCGTTCAACGAGTATCGCATTAGAAACCGTGACGACATTCTTGTTGCTCATCAAGTTCCACTATCTAAAATTGGTGGAGGAGACTCTTCTCAGATAGCGGCAGCTCTTGCTCAAGATCGTACATTTAAAGAGCAGGTGGCTAGACCAGCACAGGCAAACCTAGAAAAAATTCTTAGCAAAATCGTTAAAGAAAAAACAGATATTTTAGAGTTTAAATTTAACGAGCTAACCCTTACAGACGAGATTGCTCAGTCTCAAATTCTAGAGCGTTATGTAAAGACTCAAATCATGGTTCCTAATGAGGCACGTGAAAAACTTGGCTTGCCACAGAGGCCAGACGGAGATGAGCCCTTTGAGATGTCTACAAGGCAGGCAACAGATGCCAGAGCAAACACCGCACAAAACAGGCAAAGAGATACAGAAAGGTCAAACAACTCCTCAGACAGTACAGCTACTGTCGCTGGAAGAAATCCAGCTGGAGAAGGAAGATCTTCAGAATAATCACATTTTTGTAACTTTTTCGCAAAAAGATAGTATAATTGAGATAACATGACTATACAAAAGGCCCATTGGGACACAGAGGGCGACAACGTTCGCCTATCAATGCCGTTCAGTAAAGTGGACAAGGAGAGACGTGTTGTCTCAGGATTTGCCACGCTTGACAACGTAGACAAGCAAGCTGACATAGTCACCACTGATGCAAGCCTAAAGGCATTTGCTAAATTTCGTGGTAACATCAGAGAAATGCATCAGCCAACAGCAGTTGGAAAGATGATCTCATTTAAAGAAGATAAGTACTTTGACCCAGAGGCTAAGAAGTTTTATTCTGGAGTATATGTTTCAACATACATCTCAAAGGGTGCACAGAATACTTGGGAGAAAGTTCTAGATGGAACTCTGTCTGGCTTTTCTATTGGTGGCAGAATGAACAAGTGGGACGACGGTTATGATGAAAAAATGGATTCTAAAATTCGCATCATTAAAGACTATGATCTGGTAGAATTGTCTCTGGTAGATAATCCTGCAAATCAGTTTGCGAATGTTTTGTCTGTCGAAAAAGTTGACGGAGTAGATATGATTAAGGGCGAAAGCTTAGACACCCCAATTGAAAATGTTTTTTGGGATGCAGAATCTGGCATAGTCATGTTGTCAGAAAATGATTCTGAGGTAAGCCCTACATCGAATATCCCGATGCAAAATATAGGTTTCGTTGAGAAAAACGATAACGAAAAAACAGATATGATAAAGTTCTTGGTTGATAGTGCTAAAGGCATTAATACAATTGAGATTAACAAGGAGGTAAATCCTATGGATGAAACAACAATCACAGAAGACGTCGTTGAGAAGTCTGACGAGGTAGTAGAAGATTCACAGGTCGCTCCAGAGGCAGATGCCCCAACAGAAGATGCAGTAGAGAAGTCTTATTCTGAGGACAAAGAGAAATCTATGGACGAAGAGAAGAAGTCTGATGACATGGACGAGGACGAAGAAATGAAGCCTGAGGACGAAATGAAGTCAGAAACTGCACCTGAAGAAGATGAGGTATCTAAGTCGAATCAGGTAATTGCAGACGCAGTTACTGAGATTCAGGGTACTCTAACATCAGCCTTTAGCGATCTAGCAAATACCGTAAAAGCTCTACACGAGCAGGTATCTGCACTAAGCAAGTCAATTGATTCTGTAAAAACAGAGGTAGCAGAAGCCAAGGGACAGTTTAATGAATTTGGAAAGAGGGTAGACGCTGTTGAGGCTGACACCGCTTTTCGTAAATCTGGCGATCTAGGCGAGATCGTACAGGAAGCTCAATCAGAACAGATTGAGAAATCCCTATGGGGCGGACGTTTCCTCAAAACTGCCGATCTATTTAGATAAACAATCACTAGGAGGTGACAATTATGTCGGAAGAGATTATTAAGAACTATCCAGGTGCTGGTGCTAACGAAGTTAATGGCGAAGGTGCATTTGCGTCTGGAGGAATTGGTGGTGTGAGTACCCCAGGTGAAAACACACTGGGCAATATTCCAACCGCCAGCTTTGGTACTACAACTGGTCCTAATGCCGTGAATCCTTCGGGTGATGCGGCAAGCGGTATCCTACGCCCTGAACAGGCACGTCGTTTTATTGACTACGTATGGGATGCTACAGTTCTCGCCAAGGATGGTCGTCGTGTGACTATGAGAGCTAACTCTATGGAGCTCGAAAAGGTTAACGTAGGCGAGCGTGTAATTCGTGCAGCAG